ATCTTGTGAATTAAACCATTTTGAACTTTTTAATTCATGATTAAATGATACATGTGATGTATCAATTAATAATTCTGGTTTTGTTATTTTAATACCCAAATGATATTTATAACTTGCATTGATTAAATCTTTTGCATATTTATCAATATATTTTTTAATACGTGTTATTTCATATTCATCTTTAGTTTCTTTTAATTCATCCTTCAAACTTTTAATTATTTGGAGAATTTCATCAGTTTTAACTTTTGATTCTTCAATAGTTTTACATGAACAATTACAAGAACCTTTATATAAATCATCAAAACAAATTTGATACATATTTTCAAATATATGACAACCACCTTTAGTGCAGTTTAGACTATGATTGCATAATGTTTTAATATCTGGTTTATATTTATCATCAGTTAATTTTGAAATATAATGTTGAATATGAGAATCACAATAATAAAAACGCGCTCTCAATGCTACAAAGTCTTCAAATTGTTCTTCAGATAGTCCAATTTCTGGACGATTATGAACCCATATGTTTTTACCAAGTGATTCATCATATACTTCTTTCTTTTCTTTATAAATTTTAACAATTTCATCTAATAGTTTTAAAAAATTTTCAGGCTTACAATCATAAATATATACTGGTTGTTCTGAATTTTCACGTTTCTTTTGATTAATAACATGTTCATATGTTTTAAGTTTCCAATGAATTATTTCCATAATTCCTTGGAAAGGTATTTCTTCATTTTTCTTTAATCCATTATCAATAAATAATATTGGTTCTCTCATATCAACTTTATCATGACCAAAAGAACAACGTGTTCCATAACGACAAGACCCAATTAAATGTCCTTTACAAATTGCAAATTTTTGTTTTCGTTGTTCATTTCTTATTCCATTTTGTCGTGGTGCAAATAATCCTAATAGTTCAGGATAATGTTTTAATTTACATTGTTCATTACGACAACCACCTCCAAGATGAAAAGAACAAACTTTATTTTCATGTCCTCGACCATGATAGCGTTCTGCATATGGATGAGAACATTTTATTATTTCTTGATTTCCCTTCCCTTTTCCTTTACTTGAAAAACATTCATAGCATTGTTTTAGCCAATTTTTACAGAATGGTATTTGTTGTCCATTTAATGAAACATTAATTATAAATTCATTTTGAATAATATTAGATTTAATTTCTTTTTCTTTAATTTTTTCTTTAGTATCACCAACACGAATCCAAGGAGACTCGATATCATCAACAATTTGTGTCATATTTAAAAATCGCTTTAATAAAAGTTTGTAATATGTTAATTATTATAAATTATAATAATTAAATATCAATTTTTTTTATATAATAAATATTATATGATGTTTTCTAAAACTTTACAGAAAGAATAAGTAATTCTTTTATATATGCTAAATTTTCAGGATACATACAAATAGGTTTGTAGTATTCATAAATTTTTTTCTTAAAAGTTAATGCATGAAATTTTCCATGTGAATTTAATTTATTTAATATATTTTCAGAATGTCTTGTTGAATATTCGTGGAAATAATGAGATGATGCAATTAAAAAGAATGGGAATGATTTTTTAAATAGATGCATATCTTTAACATCGCGTTTAAAACTATCTGAATTTAATATTATTTTTAATTTATCTATAAATAATTTTTTCAAATATAAAGTAGGAAAATATTTCATACAACATTCACCTTTTGAAACACATTGCGCCTGTGCTGCAATTATAATTCTTATATCTTCTTTCATTTCTGGAGCAATATACTTAATATTATTACCATCGTGTCTTACAGCAATTAAAGAATAATTTATATTACTTGTAAAATATAAATGTGAAACTAATCTTCCACAAGTTTTTATAGCTGCTAATTGTAATTCTTTCATAAATTCATCTGTTATATAACCCTCATCTTTATAAGATTGTATTTTTTTACTAAGTTTAATATATAGTATTCCATGATTACTTAACATTGTCATTAAATATTCTGGGTTTCGTTTATCTGTTTCACTTAAACTTTCATAAATACTACCAGTTACATCGCGTCGTAATACAATTAATATAATATCTCTGTCCATTTTTATTTCATATGGTATTTCTATTATTGTATATGTATAATTTATATTTTCACAATTTTCAAATATTATTAACCAATTTTCTTTACTTAAACTTTGAATATAGTTTCTTGCTATTGTTGTTGTAATATATGAATTACAAAATGCTTTGATTAAATATTCTGGATTTTGTTGTAAATCAGAATCAATAATACTTAATATATTCCCATGAATTCCTAATGCTTTTAATATAAACTCTTTATTTCTTCTTAATTCATAAGATGCATGTTCAAATGGAAATTCTTCATCATTATATCTTTCATAATTGTATTGTTCAATAGCTTTCAGCATAAATAATCCATCTGATTTTAAATTAGGTATTTCAAATATAATTATCCTTGGATTTTTTTTTAACAAATCTAACATAAACTCTTGATCTAATTTAAATGACTCTGGAATATTTGTAAATGTTGATAATAAATGTTCTAATATTGCATCAACATGAATATCTTCACAATAATGCATTTGTAATTCATGTTCTGCTTTTATTAAATCATCATAGATTTTTTCCATAGTAATTATAATAATTTTTTTATCACTCTTAAATTTTTTAGCATATTTTAAAACACAAGAATTTACTCTTGCAGCATCTATAATAAATTGTCTATCACGAATTAAAGATGTTTCTCCTAGAATTTCAGCATCATTATCATGACATGAAAAATATTGCGAACGATAATGATTGTATTTTCCTAATTTATTTAACATAATTAATAATATTTCATGTTCATCTTTAAATTCCCCAGGAATATAATTATATAATACAATACTATCATTTTTTCTTAAATTTACAAGGACTTCTTGTAATGTTTTAGCATGACGTAATTTATTAACAAGAATTTTATCATCACCTTCTGGATTTTTCCAACGTTTTATTTCCATTTGAATTTGCTTACTCATTTTAGCAAGTTTATTTTTATTATTATAATTAATAATTATAATAATAAAATATCAATTTTTTTTTTACATTTTTAATATATTAATCCAATTCATTATTATAATTTGTATAACACCTTCTGTGTATAATTCAGTTTCAACATATTTATGATATAATAAATCATTTAATTCATTTTTTAATTCTTTAAAATTAATTCTTGGATTATTTTTGAATAATTTTAAAATTAAATATTTAACTTCTAAACTGATTAACCATGATAATTGGACTTGTTCAAAATTAATAAAAGGTAGAAGATTATATAATATTATATCTGTTTTTTTCCTTGGACATCCTAACTTATATATTAAATCATATTCTAATTCTTCTTTTATAATACTTATGAAAGTATCTCTTGATTCTTTATCAAAAGTATCAATTAAATTATCTAACTTTATAATGAATGTTTTAAAATCAATTTTAGATTCAGAAATTGTTGAATTATTTTTTTTTGATAATTCAATATTAATTGTATCATTTTTATCAATATATTTAAAAATCCAATCTAAATGTTTAATATTATTTTCACTTTTTATTGATTCTAATATAAATATTTCAATTAATATATTATCTATTTCATAACCACTATTAAAATATTTTTTATTCCTTCTAAATAATAAATGTTTTTTCATATTTGCACCATAAAATAATAAAAAGTTAATCATGTTTGGGTCTTTTTCTAAACATGCAAATTCTAATAATGTATGACCATATAAATTAGTTTGGTCTATACATGCACCTAATTTTAATGCATGTTTTATAAATAATGTATCACCAAATATAATTGCATAATGTAAAGGGGAATAACCTTCATCATTATAAACATTAAAATTTATATCCCCATAATTATATTTTTTTATTCTTTCAATATTACCTGTTTGTATAATTTCAAATAATTCACTATTTGTTCCATGAGGTTTTTTTATTAATGGTTTTTCAATATTTATTTTAATTGTTTTTGATATATATTTTACACATTCCGTTTCTGTTTCATTTATAATTGGTATTAATTCATCTTTAATTTTAACTTTATTATCTTTTATTTCATTTAATATTTTCATACATTCTTTAAAATATTCGAAAGATTTATCCATATCATTATCATAATATTTTTTTGCAACCATATATGATTTTAAACATTTATTGATTCTTTTTTCATCCATTATTATTATTAAAATTATATTTTTTTTATTATCAAACTAACTAATATTTAAAATTAATTTTAGGTTCTAAATTTATATTTGTAAATAATTGTGTTCTATCTCTTGTTGATACACCTCCTCTTGGTATAGGCATTACTATATGATTAGGGTCCTGGAAATTCTTATCTAAATATTGAAATTGATAATCAAATGCTTGACAACCTTCGCGATTTTCTTTGAACTCTTTATTATCTTTCCTGGATGAGTTGCTGTAATAAATATGATTTGAAACATCTAAATTTCCAAAACCTTTACCTGGACCAATATTACTATTATTATAATAAAAATTAATATTCATTATAATATAATATAAAAAAATTGAAATTTAAACTTTATACTTGTTTCATATATTAATAATCTAATATATCAGCTTTCGAGGATGACAACGTCTCAATTTATCAATTATGCCTTTTTGCATGCATTCAACAAAATTGCGGAAGCGATAGAAAGAGACCCAACCAAAAAAGAAAGTGGATTGGAATGGCTGATAACCACAAAGCTGTCCACAGAGGACCTCTATAAGGTCCTCGATGCAGCAAGCGTTTTCGACCCTCATACGGGTCAATATTCAATAGACCCAAGATTGATTTTTGACTTTGTTGAAGGAAGAGCCCTGCTTGTGAAACCACCCACCGCCTAGCCCTAAGAGCGGAGGGATAAGGAACACGAGACCGCGGGTCAAATGGTGAAAGAAAAATAATTTATTATTCTTCTGTGCTATACTGACCTTTATGATATTTTTATCTTTTACACAATTAGACCCATCAGTTTTACATTCTCTACTGTTTCCATCATTTATATAACACTATTTAGCAAAACTTGTTTAGTCATTTATTTTATTAATATTAAATAATAATTCATATCACTTATTAATTTCTATTACATTACAATATAAAAAAATTGAAAATAAAAAATTAAGAAAAACATATATAATATAATTTAAATTTTACAGATAGTTTCGTAATTATCTGTAATCAAATGTCTAAAATCCTAGGACTAAGAAATATCCTTCAGGTGTTTATTCAGGTATATAAATATAATGAAAATGAAAAAAAAAATAAATTATTTAAAATTGAATTAGATAAACTTAAAATACAAATTAAAGATACAAAGAAAGAAATTGATACAATTAATAAAATTAAAAATTTTAAATGGCTTTCAATTGAATCTATTAAAAAATTAAGTCAAGAACAAACAGAATTAGAAAAAGTATTGGCAAGAGCAATAACAGAACATGATGACGTTCTCTTACCTGAAATAAGATACATTCATTGTGAAACTCATTTGAAAGATATTGTATATCCTGATGAATTTATATTACTAATAGAAAAATTATATAATTTAAGTATAAGTTTTTCTAATGCAGAAGACCTTAAATATGATAAAATTAATAAGGCAGGGAAAAAAATTACAAAGGGTGGATGGTTTTCTGAAAGTGATTTTTATAAAATTAGTCCATATTCTAAAGTTATTATTCCAGAAAATATTATTGGATGGTTTAATACTTTTGATGAATTTTTAAGAGATTGTCGTTCTGGATATATCCATCTTACAGAATTTGGATATGAACCCGAAAAACAAGTTCCGTATCGCTTGTATGATTATACAGTTGAATTAACATTCGATTGGTATTATGCTCTCCCTGAAATTTTTATTTTTAAAGAACAATTAATGATGTTAATTGAGGAGTGTGATACATTAAAACTTCATTATGAAGAAACAAAAATAATGCTGGAAGACTACCTGAAAGAGACGTTTTTTAAAGAGATAGATATTAAAGCAATATGTGCTAAAATAATAGATGAACCCCGCGATAAAAGAGGAAATATCCGCAGATTATATGATAATAAGACTATTTGTCCTACAGACATGCATAAAATAGCGATATGTATATTTTTAAGTTCAGAAAGTACTGCAGAATATGAACTGAAACTTTCAATGGAACCACCCGCGAGATACAGGTCTGGATGGTAAAAATTTATTTATTTTTTTCCAGTGCTACGCCAACACAGTGCTACACCAACTCAGTGCTACGCCAACTCAGTGCTACGCCAACACAGTGCTACGCCAACTCAGTGCTACGCCAACTCAGTGCTACGCCAACCTTTATTATATCTTTTATACAATT